CTGCATTTCAGCAGGAGAAACGATTAGACCCGCATCAATTTCTGCTTGCATCTGTTCATCGATCTCTTGGAAGTCAGCATCAGACTGACGCAAGATGTTACGACGAAGGTATTCAAGAGAGAAGTATTTACCAGCGTAAGGATCCATCTGAGCGAGGAGAGCAAGTCTCTCGTTCATGACTTCCTTCTCCTTCATCTCTGCGAAATAGTTATCCGCGATGAAGGAATACTGGATATGTTCTTTCATGTCATCCCACTCATCGAGAGTGATGACACCTTTCAGAACGAGTTGAGTTCTCAGAAGATCATTGAACAGATCACTAAACTTTTTGCGGAGTCTAGTGACAAACTTTTGGAACTTAACTTCGTCTCTGGTGATCTCGGCACTACGACCGATGTTGAAACTGCTCTCAGATTCCAATCTGGACTCTGGAACATTCAGAGATCTGTACAGTTTCTTCTGGAAATACTTAACGTCTTCCAGTTCACCAAGGTTTTGTCCACCAGGTAGGGTGGAGATTTCTGTACCGCGACCACCTTCACGTCTAGGAAGCCAGAAGTCTTCCAGCATAGACATGAACTTTTTGTCGTCACGGATCTCGCCAGTGTCAGCGTTGTATACCAACTTGTTACGATAGCGAGACATCACCTCACGCAGATACTGCTCTGCTTTTTGCTTAGGCAGATTACCAACGTCAATGTAGAAAATTCTACGCTCAGGTGCTCTACTCAAACGGTAGATAACCAGAGAGTCCTCAATCATTCTAAGTTGATTGAGTGCTTTAATTGCTTTGTGGAGGTGTGATAGTACATAGTTGCGCTGCATATCCAACTGACCAGAGTGGCAGTATGTGATAGCGTCTGGCGCAATCTTAATACCATTGTTCTCGTACCCTTTCAGACCCTTGGGTGAGTAAATATAATACTCAACAGACTTAGGCACAATAGATGCAGTCTGAGGATCAATGGGTTGGAGACGATCCTTAGGTTTGTCAAACTCGACAACCTTTTTGATCTTACGGGGATCGATATATCTCAACTCACTAATGCCAGCACTAGGGTTGTTAGTATCGATCATCTTATGATAAAAGAGACGACCGTCGATATACCATCTACGGAAAATATCGTATGCTTTTCTATCAAAGTCTAGGAGCACCAAAACATTTTCAAACTCCTCACGGATTCTATTCCTAAGGGTCTGAGAAACTTTAAGGTGTTGAAGGTCAATGTCCACAGGGTGATCATTCAGATCCCCAGCGATTGCTTCGTTGACCACATCATTAATAGCAGCATCTGCTTCGGGGTGCAGAGACATCTCACGGTAACGACCGATTAGATCTGCCTCTGATGCCTTATTAGCGGCATCTCCCATCTCAACGTATTGACCAAAATATCCACCAGCGACGATGGGTTGGGCGGCGTCATCCGACTCTTTACGCACAAAAGAAGGAGCAGAACCCTGCCCCTTCTTACGCTCTAACGAATAACCAAATAGTTGAGACATCAAATGAAAGTAATTACTTCAAATACTATTTAGCAAGTTCGTTAGTATGTGTTTTAGAGATCAGCTATCTCTACCGCCTCTACCTCTACGGTTACGGTTTCTTCTGCGTCTCTGACGACCATGAGGTTGGTTAATATCCGTAGTAGGCTCCCAGTATTGAACTTGGAACTCAACGGTATATTCCTCAGCGGTGTCGTTGCTATCCCATGCCAGGTCAATGGCAGAGATGTTAGAAGGCCAGATACCTTCAAACTGATAAGCACCGTTGGCACCGTTCTGTCTGTCGTAGTGGAACACACGAGCAGTTGCTTGGTAGTTAGCAATCGTATCAGCACGCTGATAGTTCATGCTAAGTTCCTGGATAGCACGCGCCCATCCTTCAAACTTGGTGCGAAGTTGCATTGCCTCGTCGTTCATGACGGTGACAGTCCATGGTTCAAAGGTTCTATCACCAGCGATTTTGAGCTGACGACCTCTGAAAGGTACTTCGATCACACCGATAGTTGAAGCAGGAAGGTTTGCTGCTTTCACAAGGAAGGTAGACAGGTTGGTATCCTGGTTCTTGTTTCTACCTCTACGGCCTCTGCCGCCTCTACCGCGATCTCTACCGCCATCGGGACGACCTGAGTCACCACCGTCGATGTCGGGGGATGCGATTTGAACTTGGAATAGATTAGGTCTTGCAAGATCCTGAATCTGATTCCTAAAATTCATGATTGACAGAGAGGTTTCCGTTCCCTCCTGCCTGGATGCGTTACGGCGGCGATTGCCACCTCTTCTTACTGGGTCTGACATTGGATATTACTCCTGGGGAATGTTGATGAATGAAAGGGGAGAAGGGTAGGGGTCCCGAAGGACCCCAATGAATCAACCGACGATCTCAGCGAATGATGCGCCAGTACGGGTTGCGGTAAAGCGGAGAGTAATGAAGTTGATGGAGCGGGTCGGCTTCACGAAGATCTCTGCAAAGAACTCACCACGGTCAACGGCATCATCGGGGTTGTTGGTGCTGTCGCACACAACCAGATAATCTTCGATACCACGGCGGCTCTGGACTCCTCTCAGATAGGGGTCAACAACATCCTTGAAGGACTGACGAGTAAACTCATCGTTGATTTCAAAGAGTTGGGACTTAGCAGCATCACTAATTGCTCTTTCAATCACCAGGAACAGTCTACGAACGTTGATACGGTCGAAGGCAGAAGGTGTTGCCAGTCCAGTCTTGTCTCCGAAGAGAACAATACCTTCACCAGGGAAGGCGACGATAGGGTTAACTCTGGAAGCGTACAGTCTGTCGCGCTCATCTTTGAGCGGAGAGTATGCAAGTTTCACAGCGTTACGGATCTGACCTCTGCTGAATCCAGCAGGGGAGAACCAAGGTTCTGCTTCGATTGCGGTGTCGAGGATAAGACCAGCAATGTCAGCGTTCATGGGAAGATAACGATACTTGTCGTTATACTTGTCATAAACATACTTGTAGTTGTTATCAAATACAGCGTAAGAGGAAGAAGACAGTTTGTCGAAGTATTCGACAGTCTTGTTCACGATCTCGTGGCTGCTAGGTACACCAATGATGGCGTCTCTCGGTGCGGAGATGAATGCCATGCAGTCCTGTCTGGTTTCTGCAAGGTCGATCATCTTCTGTGCCTTAGCAACAGAGTCATCATCGTTGGACATTGCAGGTCCCATGATGATGTAATCCAGTTCTTCGGTCTCAGGATCAGAGAACAGATCGTAAGAATCAAAGAGCTTGTCACGCTCAGCAGTGTAACCATCAACACCACCGCGAAGTTGATACTTCAAGGTAGAAGTGTTCTTGGAGTTAACCAGAGGAATAGATCTCAGGTTGGTTCCAGTAGGATCATCAATGGACTTGATGGAGTAGTCGTTCTTGAACAGGTCAAACTTTCTGTTCAGTACGGCAGAACCGATGTCACCAGTAGCACCAGTGTTTACATCGAACATCTTGATGTTCTCATGAGCACCCCAGAAGAGATACGCAGAGTTCGCCTTGATGACATCCTTATAGTAGAGGTTTGCACCTTGTGCAGTCTTAGCGTCTCTTGCCTTAGAAAGGTTAGTGAACTTTTCAAGAACTGAACCAGGAACGCCAGTGATACCACCGTCGCCATCAATGACGAGGATGTGCATCAGGTCGCGGAAACCACCACGCTCAGCAGCATACTGGGAAGTACCAGGACGCTCGGCAACGGATGCCCACTTCTGACCAGGACCGTAGATTCTGCTGATGTACTCGCTCTCAACGGCGCTAACAGTAACGTTGTCACCAGCGTTTTCGCCAGAGGTTACAGTGCTAGAATCCTTGATCGTGAGGTTAGCATAGAAGTCCTTAGAACCTTCTTCCAGAACAACAGTCAGTCTACGCTTGACGGTAGAAACAACTGCGCTGTCGCCAGTAGCAGCACCAGCAGAACCGCTGTTATTTGCGAGTTCAGTGATGGTATCGCCAACAGAGAGGTGATCCGAAGAAGTGTTGTCAACAGTCAGTTCGAGTGTGCGCTTGGCAGGATCGTATGCCATGACGCGACCAGTTACGTTACCAGCGTTAGCGGTAAAGAAGTTGTCGGCATTGAACTCACCAACCAGACTTGCGCCAGGAGAAAGAGTTACAACCAAGGAGTAGGAGTAAACTTTACCGTAGATGTTTCCAGCGGAGAAAGATACGCCAGCGCCAGGGGTCATTTCCCACTCAGCAGCAGCAGCGGCAGGTTCTGCAAGGTGAAGAACTTGGTCAGGACCAGCGTCAGTCATTACGACTCTGATGCTGTTACCATACTGACCAGGGTTTCTAGCAGCCCACTTCCAGTTGTTAGCAGCAGTCTCGGTAGTTGCTTCGTACTCGTCTTCGTTCTTGATCAGGGGAGGAGTAACACCAGTGGAGGTTTCCTCGTCGATGATCGTCTTGGCAGCAGTTACAGTTCTCAGATCAACGGCAACACCGTCAGTGTGAGAAGCAGCAGAAGTACCGAGTTGAGCACGGGAGACAGTCAGGTCGTTACCGCTTACGCCAGTAACCTGCATGATCTCATCGTCGATCTCGATGTAGGAGTTGGTGGTAGCACCCAGAGTTGCAACAGAAGTTACAGTGACAGTAGTATCAGAGTCAGTAAGGGTGGATCCTTCGTTCAGGGTAGAAGAAGTACCAGCGGGTTCAATCAGAGTGATGTTAGCGCCAGCAGCGTGAGAAGCAGCAGAAGTTGCATACTGTCCACGAGTAACTGTGATGTCCTTACCAGAAACGGAAGTGATCACCAAAATTTCAGCATCAATCAGGAGAAGATCACCTACGTCAAATGACGTGCTATCTTGGACCGTCAGGGTCGTGTCAATAGCAGTGAAACTTGTTTGCGTAAAGGTTGCAGTATCGATTGCATTTCTAAGCGCAGTGTTGTCAGCGCGGACAACCTTAACGGTTCCACCGTACAGCATAAACTGTGCGATAGAGAACCAATATTCGTAGTTCTGGTCGTTGGGCTCACCGAATACTTCGATGAGTTGGCGTTCGGATGAGATTTCGACGATCTCTTCCACAGGTCCTTTGGAAAAAGTACCAACAATAGCGCCGACGTTATCAATCGTCGCATTAATAGTGTTGGTAAGATCTCTTTCCTGGACCAATACACCTGGTGAAATCTGTGTGTTGGCCATCTTGGTAGTTACTCCTGATAAATTCAGTGGATGCTATTATTATTTAGAAAAATGCACCTTTTCACTGGGGAAACTGGACGTGAACACCTACCAGTCAGGATATTCCCACCTCGGATTGTCGTCAACTCTACTTTTTACTACTCTTTTAATCGTACACATCTTACATTCATATGAGTATGCACTCGGAATGTTACCTCTATCCTTTCGTGTCAGATAAAAACCATCAAGAAGATCTTTTGTCTTACCACACACTCTACATTTACGAGTGGTAAGTAGTAGATGTTCTAGTTCAAACTCTTCTTCAAAGTCCATTCTTTGATAATCCGTGCAACTTGTTTCTTATCAATCCCACAGAGTTGCTCAGAGTTTCGTAAGCAGATAAGAATGCACTCATCATCCGAGATAGGATCTTTCTGTGTCCAACCATGTTCATCAATCATCGATAATCCCACATATACGACATGTCGCCATACTCTCCGACAGTATTCCAAACTTGACCTTCGGGATCAACGAATGATTCCTCATCCAATCCATCAGAAATAAAACCGAATGGTGCCATGTCTGCCTCAATCTGTTCCTTCTGTTCCATGTACATCCTATGGCGTACATCCGCGTCGTTTAGTTCTCGGAAGTAATCAGAGGTTGCCAACCAGGAGAACATAACCAAGCACATTGCCAAGTCATCGTTACATCCGTCCTCTGCTTCCCACGCTTGTCCTCTCTGGATAAACGTAGTCAGTTCTGCAATAACATCGTAGTCACTGATGAGTAGTTTGTCATCCTCAATCAGTTGTTTCATATTTGCACACCCAGTCTTCTTGACTGTGGTGGACATCTTGACACCCATCTGTGTCTTGTTACCAGAGAAACCTTGACCTACAACTTGTCCTGCTCTACCACGCATGGCACACATCAGGAGGTTATCGTATTCAAGATCAAACTGTAAGATATCTGCTACCTGTCCACCGATGTCATTAACTTCACAAAGGACATATGCATGGTTGTATGCAGTGGCAACTTGGTGTATAATATTCGGGAACAACAGAGGTTTGATTGTATTGTTCCTATACTTGGCAACCATCTTGTATGGAATAGTCGAAGTATCGATTACTGTGAATGCGGAATAATCCTTAGTTACTCCCCTTGCCACGTCCACAGTTATCACATACTGAGAGTCCTTCTTAGGTTCTTCAAATACATCTAACCCTTTGTTCCTTGTTATCGGGTCCTCGTAGACCATTGTTCTCAACTTAGAAGCAGAGATGAGGGTATCAACTGATCCCAAGAACTCGCATTCAAACTCGACCCTGAACTGCTCTTCTGATGTGTTAGCAATGGTCTGTTCTTTCCATACGGCATCACGCCCTGGAACTTCTGACCAATGAACTTCTGTTGTTGTATATTC